TTGGGGTGGCAACGTGCCTACGAAGATTTATTAAACAGTCCCAAAATGTCTGACTTAAAAAATCTCACATTTGAAACCAATGGTACTCAGGCACTAAAGCCCAATTTTGAAGAGTTTTTGTGCAATTGGCGAGACAACTGGGATCAAGGTCCCAAACGAGAAATAACATTTAGTGTTAGTGCCAAACTTTCAGCCAGCGGCGAATCATGGGCAGATGCTATCAAGCCAGATATTGTAGATAGCTATCAACGAGTTGGAACAGTGTATTTAAAATTTGTTGTAGAGACAGATGCACACATTGAAGAAGCAATACGTGCTACAGCAGAGTTTAGAGCCGGAGGTTTTAATGGTGTGGTTTATCTAATGCCTCAAGGTGGCATTGTTGAACCATACGAAAGAAATCGACAACGAATAGCAGATATTTGTTGTGAACAGGGCTGGAACTACAGCCCTAGATTACATGTGGATTTATGGGGTAACGGATGGGGCAAATAAAAAATCAAATTGTACACTGGATCAAAGAGTATGCCGAAACAGCCGGCATGACTAGCCTGGTGGTAGGTATTTCTGGAGGTATCGATTCAGCAGTAGTCAGTGCGTTATGTGCAAGCACTGGTATTCATACTGTAGCGGTTACCATGCCTATTAGACAACGGCCAGAACTGCATGATCTTAGTATGCGTCAAGGTGCTTGGTTGGCACAAAACTTTGACAATGTACGTCATGAAATTATTAATCTGACCACAGTGTTTGATGAATTTGAAACACTTATGAATACTTACAATAATTTATTGGGATTTGCTAACAGTCGTAGCCGACTGCGCATGGTCACACTGTATCAAATTGCACAAAGTATGCAGGGATTAGTGGTAGGCACCGGTAACAAGGTAGAAGACTTTGGCGTGGGTTTTTACACCAAGTATGGCGACGGTGGTGTAGATATAAGTCCTATTGGCGACCTCTATAAATCTGAAGTTTGGGATTTAGGCCGAGAGTTAGGTATTATCGAGGATATTATTAATGCTCCGCCTACAGATGGATTATGGGACGATGGCCGCACCGACGAAGACCAACTGGCTGGATTAACCTACAAAGATTTAGAGCTTGCTATGCAACAAGACGAAGGTGATGTTCTAGTAAAAAGCAGCACAGAATTACATAACCTACTGACTTATCAAGCTATACGTGCAAAAAGTCTGCACAAGATGACCCCCATTCCGGTGTTTAAAAAATCTTAACAACGACTAAAACTCACGATAATTATATACAACTATTAAGGAACTCAAATGGCAAAAATTGGATTTATTGGAATTGGTAAATTAGGATTGGACTGTGCAGAAGTGTTTGCAGAAAAGCATGAAGTGCGTGGTTACGACATTTACCCTAGAACTAGCGACACTGTGAAAGTGTGTGACATTGCAGAATTGGTCACAGAAAGCGACTGGATTTTTATTGCTGTGCCCACACCACATGCTGAAGGATATGATGGGTCCGTTCCGAGCTCGCATATGGAACCACGAGACTTTGGGCACGAAGCAGTTATTGATGCTATCAACAAAGTCAATGCCAATGCAACAAGCCCTAAAAAAGTAGTATTAATTAGCACAGTATTACCCGGCACCACTCGACGAAAGTTTATTACATTGTTGGATCCCATGCATGAGTTCTGTTATAACCCTTATTTGATTGCCATGGGTTCGGTAAAATGGGACATGGCCAATCCAGAAATGGTTATCATCGGAACTGAAGATGGATCATTGACTGGAGTTGCTGGCGAGTTAATCGACTTATACAAAACAATCATGCAGAACGATCCACGCTATGAAGTCGGCACATGGGACGAATGCGAATCAATCAAGATCTTTTACAACACATTTATTTCAGCCAAAGTTGGTCTGGTCAACATGATTCAAGACTTTGCACTGAAAATTGGCAATATCAACGTGGATGTTGTGACCAATGCCTTGGCAAGATCAACTATGCGCATCATGGGTCCTAAATACATGACTGCAGGCATGGGCGATGCAGGCGCTTGTCATCCCAGAGACAATATTGCACTTCGGTGGCTGGCACAAGAATACGACATTGGCTATGATTTGTTTGATACTGTGATGCATGCCAGAGAGATCCAGGCCAAAAATCTAGCTGAATTTTTGGTTGAGCAGTCGGATCAAACAGGCCTGCCTATTGTGATCCATGGCAAAGCCTACAAACCTGATGTGCCTTACTGTATTGGATCTTATAGCACATTGGTTGGACACTATGTAAAAGAAGCAGGACGTAACGTAAAATATGTTGATCCATTGGCCGATGATCCCACCGATGTGGTAACAGAAGTATCTGAACCAGCAGTGTTTTTATGGGCACACAATAGAAAGATTACCTACGAATACACAGGCGATCAAAAGGACACACAACCCTACTGTAGCATCATGACTGGGTCAATCATAGTCGATCCCTGGCGCAAGATTGCCAATGGCCCTGAAGATGGTATCACTGTGATTCACTACGGAAACACCAGGATTTGATAGGCACAAACTACCTGGGTAAAAAAACCATGGCACAATGGGACCACCACGAATCTTTTTATCGACGGGCAGTATGGAGGAAAAGATTTGCTTGGTTGCCAAAGCGTTGCAACATCACTGGACGTAGACTTTGGTTAACCCATGCCATAATGGGTGTGGCCATGTGGACTGGGCCTGGCGACCCTGTATTTGAATTTCACTGGCATGATGCCAAAGAACATATATTTTGGAGACTGAAACATGGGACTGTTTGATAAATTATTTAAAAAACCTCAGCCGCTCCAATCTGAACCCAAAACCAAACCAGTGCCCAAACCGCCCCCTCTGCCTCCTAAAACGGCCAAGGAACTGGCAACTGAACGCGGCGAGCCCTGGGTAGATGTTCTCAGTATGGATGTTGATCCTGACAATCTGCATCAAGGTGCCTTTGAACTGGATTGGAATGAAAAATTTGTCGCAAACTTGATAAGAGCAGGCTATCAAATGAAACCTGACGACAAGGACTCTGACATAGTGGATCGGTGGTTTCAGGCAGTGTGCCGTAATGTGGTGTTAGAAACCTGGGAACAAGAGCAGGCCATGAATCCCAACAGGATCATACGCACCAAAGACATAGGTCAAGGAAGATCAGAGGTATCATAATGATTAATGGAAAAAGAGTTGGTTTTACTGCATCCACGTTTGATTTGCTACATGCCGGCCACGTGGCCATGTTGAGAGAAGCCAAAGAGCACTGCGAGTTTCTGATATGTGCTTTACAAAATGATCCTACCACTGACCGTCCCAATAAGAATCGTCCAGTGCAAAGTATTGTTGAGCGTCAATTGCAGTTGATTGGTTGCAAGTATGTGGACGAAGTATGGGTATATAACACTGAAAAAGATCTTGAAGATCTGTTGTTGGTTTTGCCAATTGATGTGCGTATACTCGGAGTGGAATATGAAGGCAAGGAGTTCACAGGCCGAGAGATTTGTCACAAGCGCAACATAGAATTGTATTTCAATGGCCGAGATCATAGTTTCAGTTCCAGTGAACTAAGACAAAGAGTTTTTTGTGCCGAAACATCAAAACAAACACTGGAAAAAAATGGTTACTTTGGACAAATGCCAGACGACAGTGGCGGTCCCAGTAACAAATGATATTGTATGTTAATGGCGACAGTCACAGTGCCGGAGCAGGACTAAAAAATTCTAGTCATTGTTATGCTTCCAAACTAGCCAAGCACTATGATTTGGATTTATATAATGATGCTGAGCCTGGCGCCAGCAACACAAAAATTATTAGAACCACCAGAGAGTTCTTGAATAGAAAAAGATCAGTGACTTCACTGCTGGTGATTGGATGGACAACATGGGAACGAGAAGAGTGGGCATATGACGGAAAATTTTATAATATCAATAGTTCTGGATACGCTAACTTACCCAATGAATTAAAAGAACAGTATCAACATTGGGTATCAAAACAAACGCCAGAGACTCTGAATTTATCATCCTTGATGTGGCACAAAACTATCCATGATTTTCATTTAGAGTTGGTTGATCAAAAAATACCGCATTTATTTTTCAACTGCATGTATAATTTTTTCAACATAGCTGACGATGACAAATTACAGTGGAATTCACGCTATGTTGATCCTTACAACAATGATTGCAGTTACTACTGGTATTTGAGCAAGCAAGGACATGTAACCGATGCATTCTACCACTTTGATGCTCTAGGACACAGTGCCTGGGCAGACTTTTTAATTGTCTACATTGGAAAAAATCAAATATTATGATACTTTATGTTAATGGCGATAGTCACTCGGCCGCTGCTGAAGCAGTGAATCCTTATGCATTCGCCGAAGATGACGGCAAGTACTTTTACATGGGGCGTGTTGCACATCCTGATAATCTAGCCGTGAGTTGGGGAAAACTATTGAGTCTGGCATTGAATTCTGGATTTCATTGTGCAGCCGAAAGTGCAAGTAGCAACGCCAGAATCATGAGAACCACTCGTGAGTGGATTGCTAATCGTCAGGGAAATAATAAAATATTGGTAGTTATTCAATGGTCAACTTGGGAACGGGAAGAATGGTTGATCAATGATGTTTATTATCAAATTAATGCTTCTGGCCTAGACCATGTGCCTGTTAGTCATCAGCCGCAATACAAAGAATACATAGCCAGCATCGATTGGCAGCAAAAAACACAACAGGCGCACAATGAAATCTGGGAATTTCATCAAGAATTGCAAAATCAAAACATACCTCATATATTCTTCAACGGCAATAACAATTTTGCTAAAATACCGGATGCAGATAAAAAAGTGTGGGATTCTAACTATATTGCACCCTATGATGCCAGTATGACATTTGATTCTGTTGTTCGAAAACAAGGATTTGAAACTGTTGCCGCCGATTCATGGCATTTTGGACGAGATGCTCATAGCTTTTTTCACCGTTTTATGTTAGAATACATTATTGTTAATAACTTTATCTAAGGTGTTTTATGCGCTATGTGCTGATTGATACAGCCAATATGTTTTTTCGGGCCAGGCACGGTGCATATCGCGCCAGTGATCCTTGGGAAAAACTGGGATTTGCCCTGCATATAACACTGATGGCAGCCAACAAGGTGGCCCGGAGATTTGCTGCTGATCATGTGGTTTTTGCACTAGAAGGGCGAAGCTGGCGCAAAGACATTTACAAACCATACAAAGCCAATCGCGCAGTGGCCAGAGCTGCATTAACCGAAGCTGAAGCTGAAGAAGACAAAATGTTTTGGGAAGGCTATGATGAGCTGACTAAATATCTTTCCACTCGAACCAACTGTAGCGTCATTCGTCATGCCATAGCAGAAGCAGATGATATCATAGCTCGTTGGATTGCATTGCATCCCGGTGACGAACATATTATTATTTCAAGCGACACAGATTTTGTCCAGTTATTGGCCGCCAATGTAACGCAGTATAATGGCATAACTGACGAATTGTTGACTTTAGAAGGAATATTTGATGCCAAAGGTAAGCCTGTCCTTGATAAAAAAACTAAACAAGCAAAAGCCTGTCCTGATCCGGCCTGGTTGCTATTTGAGAAGTGTATGCGTGGAGATAGCTCAGACAATGTATTCAGTGCGTATCCTGGAGTACGTGAGAAAGGCACAAAGAATAAAGTTGGTCTCCGTGAGGCCTTTGGAGACAGAGACCGACAAGGATACAATTGGAACAATATGATGCTGCAAAGGTGGTTAGACCCAGATGGTGTCGAACATCGGGTGTTAGATGATTACGAACGCAATCGTACTCTAATAGATTTAACTGCACAACCTGCGGAAATCAAACAACAAGTTGATGACGCTATTTGCGAACAAATATCGCACAAGGATGTTGGACAGGTTGGTGTAAGATTCATGCAGTTCTGTGGAAAATATGAACTAAACAAGTGCAGTGATGCAGCTGATCAATTTGGTCAATGGATGAATGAAACTTATAAAGGAGTGCTTGACAATGCTAGTAGCCAAACCAGTGATTGAAAATGAATTTTGGATTGTGCAAAAAGACGATCGCAAAATTGGTAATGTAGAAGCATGTGCTGATGGGTTTCAAGTTCGTATCAACAATCAAATCGCACAGTACAAAACTATCAGCATGGTTGAAGAACGATTTAAAATTAAATTTGAGAACTCATTGCCAACTGAGACCAAATATGATACCAGTTTAGTACATGGGTATCCTGCCCAAGGTCGAATCTATAATCCTGTGTGGGATGTTCGTCATAGATTGCCTATATACACCAAGACCAACAAGAGCAAATCATGGTTTGCGGCCGGTTGGTATTTGATTAAAAAAGGTCGTACTTGGAAAGTCACGCAGGACCCCAAACTCATAGTGCTGGAACGATATCCCTATCGTGGCCCATTTTATACCAAGGATTTAGCCAATGACCAATCTATTTAAAGATCAAGAAAAATTTATGCGGGCCTGTGAACAAACAGTTGACAAGCATAATCTAGATCAATTTACTATGTACATCAAATTGATCACAGAAGAAGTCACTGAACTTGGTGAAGCCCTGGCCAAGGCCGACGACGTTGAAGTACTAGATGCCTTGATTGATATATTAGTTGTAACGATCGGAGCAGTGCATTCTATGGGTGCCGATGCGGAGGGTGCTTGGAAAGAAGTTATGCAGACTAACTTTGCTAAGATTGATAAAGAGACTGGCAAGGTTCGTAAGCGTGAAGACGGCAAAGTACTCAAGCCAGTGGGATGGACACCTCCTGAATTAAAGCAGTTTTTACGATGATACACATACAAAGATTTGTCGAACGACTACAAGGATTCGACGCCAAAGGTTCGCAAAATTTTATGATGACCATGAAGGATGCCAAAGATCTACACGCTGATATAACTAAATTGTTGCTAGTCTTGCAAAATAATCAAGCAGGTTCTCCAAATGAAGTTATCGAAGTACAGATCACTGGTGGCAAATTCTAAAACTACATATATTTAGAGATAAATAAATGTAGGAGTTTATTTGATGAGCAGACCCAAGCCCAATGTTATTATAGAGCAAACAAACCGGACCACTTATAAAAGTGAGCAGGTGTTGGCCAGCGAGGGTGTATGGGCGGTATTCTATGATACCCGTCCAATCAATCTCAAAACTTCCAATCTCTTGGTGCAGTATCCTGGGCCTAAATATAAAAAAGTAAGTTTTTCCAATCCAGGGCATGCAAAAAATCTTGCTAAAAAACTCAACACACAATTTAAGACTGACAAGTTCACAGTGGTGTTGTTGAAAGAAGGCCTTCAGGTATATCCTTGATGTGCGTGACAAAAAGCTACTGACTCAAACATTGGTAGCCGAGCTGCCAGAACATCTTGGAATCACTGCGGAAGATGCCTACGCCACATGGTGGGCCAATCTACGTTCAGGCGGTGGACTTAGACTAACTGATCGTGGCTACGAAATATTTTGCGAGCACTTGGATCTTGAACATCATCACTATTCACTGGAACCGTTTCGCATCACAATGACTCATGTGTTGGCCTTGGATCGCAAATTGCAGATGCCCTACTATATTGTGGGTAAGAAAAAGATACCAGTGGATCTTGTGATGTTTGGCAGTCGGGAAGCCATGCTGGTGAATCTATACGGCGATTTGGATAAGTTTTTACGCAACTACCATTGACTTGAATTGATTTTTAATATATAATATATTATGAGCAAGATATCCAAAAGTCCCCAACGCAATACCTTCCAAAAAGAAGGGTATGTCAAACGCTGTGAAAAGGAAGGTAAAAAACCCAACGAAGCTTATTTGGATTTATTTAAAACTATGAAACAACAAGATGAAGAAAATCTTGTGGATCGAGAATGGCAAAAAGATAATCTAGAGTATGACCTCCGTAGCACTGAATGGATCTGTGACAAAGTCAAAGCGTCGGATAGCTATGCACAAAATTTGTATGCGGCCATGTGTAACATGCAGTTCCAACAACAGCAAGTCTGGCCCGTGCTCAAAGATCAACGCTGGTCATGCAGTTGGCGTCATGCAGGTGGTATTGTGGCCGACATGAAAGAAAAGGGCGACTACATTGATTGGTACTGCTCTGGAATTGCTGGTGGTGATGAGCCTGATGTTTACACAGAAGGTTACGATTTAAAAGCAAAAGGGTTTGTACCAGAAGGATATGTAACAGACGAAATCCGTGCAGACTTGCTGAAATTAGGCTGGGCGGCCATAGCATGGAAAGAGTAACTAAATAACTGCATGTTTGATACTGACTCAATTTTACCAGTTATACTAGCCGGAATATTTATCATAGCACTAGCGTGGCTCTGGGGTTGGTATACTGCAACCCACGCTAAAGAAGATGCATCCAAAACCGACACCACCGACTAGTTGTTGCGGCCGAGGATGTGAAGAATGCGTTTGGGTGTCTTATAATGAGGCACTTGAACGATGGTATAGTTGTATGAAGCAAAGAGAAAAGTGTTCTGGACGGGGG